GAAGTTCTAAACAAATCCTGAAAAATGCCGAGTGACTTCAGAAATCCATAGATTACGCCAGTAGCATCACCGCCATAGCTTAGATCACCCGTAGTGTATTTCGCACGATGACAGAGATAATTCACATCTAAAAGTAACCATTTTTTATCCATATTACACCACCTAAAATTTATGGTATTCTTGTTTTGCTTTCAGATAGGCTTGATGTGCTTCTTCTGGAGTATCAAAATATCCAAGATGTACATTTTTTCTATTTACTGTTATAGTTGCAATATATTTTTTGTGACCTTTATGCCACGAATATCCTTTTGAATTTCGCCGATTCCATTTATTTTTTTGATCGGTTATTATTCTTAAATTTCCTTCCCGATTGTCAAGGGTATCATGGTTAATATGATCTACTTGTCTTTTATCTCCCTTTTTAAGTCCTAAAATTTCACGGTGCATATAAATTGTATTCTGTTTACCGCTTACATCATCTAATCTACTACTCGCCCGCACAACATAAAAACTTCTGGTAGAATTTCTCCAATGAGAAATCCATCCATATTTAGACAATCTTTCGTAATTCCAATCATCTACTATTGCATATTGGCCTTGTGTAAGTGGTATCCGTTTCATATTCTCTCATTACAATCTAACAATAAATATTTTTTATTCATTTTTAGAAAATTCTAAATTTCAATAAATTTTTATCCGTCAACTTCGTCTTCCTTTCATATGATTTTCAGCAATCATATCTATAGATTCCTTAGTTCGTAGACATTTTTTACAAGTTACATCAAACAAAGAAAAAGAACCTTTATCCCCCTCTTTACTTGATTTACATGCTGTGCGCCCGCTTAAATCTATTAACCAATGAACATCTTTTGATTTATTCATATCTCTTTTTCCTTCTGATAACACAAGCGTCCTCAATTTATTTTATTTGCTTTTACAATATATTTGTTTTTTATATTTTGTATCTAAAGTAATATAGCCACCTAAACCATATCTTTTTCCTGTTACTCCACATATATCACATCTATAGGAATCAAATTGTAGCCCATTTTTTATTTGTGTTACAAGATTTGTTTTTCTCCAACTATGAGGTTTGTTTTCTCCTTCTAATATTTCATAATCTATTAGTTTTCTTGCCCTTTCACCAGGATGTAAAGTAGTATTAAATTCCTGTACCATTTCTTTTGGTGAACAATCCAACCAACTTTCTTCCCACCAATGCAATTCTCCAGGTTTTGCGTCTTTATAATTGATAAGCATATGATAATATTTTTTACCCATACCGCTTTTTCCTCTTAATTGTACATTGCTCTTCGATTTCGTTCCAGGCATCTGCAACCAATTCATGCAAATCCTTCTCCAATTCCTGCTTCTCAATTTGCCTGATTATCTTGTTTCTCGAACCCACTATGCCCAATCCCTTAGCGTTTATCTCCTTGCCTTTCTTCCAACATCCCTCATCAATCAGATAATCGACGCAGCTTCCAATATCGTCTATCCCGAATGAATGATAAATCGGAATCGTCACAGAACGCTCTCTGCCTGTTATCCGATTCTTTTTTACTTTTATCTTACTCTCGACACCAAGCTGACGTTTCTTGCCTTTAACTGTTTTCTCGATTTTACCGGCTACACTTGACCACATCTCAAGGCAAGCGTAGAAATGCAAAGCGTGACCGCCAGAGCGTGTCTTCTTTGGCTGAAAAGGCATGGCACTGATATTATCTCTTGTCTGATTTATAATTATCAGAATCGAACCTGTCTTTTTCAATGGTGATAAAATGCGTCTGATATTCGCCGAATTGATTTTTGCCTTACCATCTCCATAAGAACCTTTTGAATCTTTGCCATCTCGATACGCTTTCTTAGTCTTGTCAAATTTATCTGCTTCCGATTCGCTACTCAGTGAATCCATTGAATCAAGAATATAGATAAATGGCTTACCGTCCTTAATAGCATCGTCAACATGAAAATAAAAATCCTCTATTGAATCAGAATAAATAGGATTTTCAGCACCTCCTCTTGGAGGCTCCATTTTTTTGGCAACTCGCTTGCCAAAAAATCGCTCAATGTCCATTAATGCACCATCCTCAGCATTATCGTAAATAAATCTATATTCATCAAAATTACGATTAAGTGATGCCTCTGCCAAACAGGTTAGCGACAGCCATGTCTTGCCACTTATCGAATCACCCACAAGAAAAAAATAATGGCCCTTCGCAAAACCATGCTCCGGATGCCCGGTGCAGGCAAGATTCAAGAGTGTGCTGCCGGTTGACAGAAAATCCTTGGCGGTCAATTTCTCCTTTTCATGCTTCTGTCTTAATGCTTTCTTAATGTCTTCGGTTTTCATATTTTATAATCTTAAAATAGTCGGCAGTATTGTGCTTTTGTTTATTTGCGGTTGGGGGACTCCCGACTCCTACCCCTATACATGCTTCTACAAGTAAATTTATAGAAAGCAATGGCTTTTCAAATAATACCTTACGGCAATTATTTTACTGTTTTTTTGCTTGGCCTATCACCACATTGCACAACACCATTTCAATTATCAATTAAGCATCATCGCATTCATCCCAAATGGGGCAGTCGTTGCATTCAGGAAGCTCGTCGGTGTCCTTACCAAATGTTCCACCGCCCGGACATCTGTTCTTTTTACTTACGTTTTTTTTTTGACTTCTTGGATTTTAATTTAGATTGAGGTTTAGGCTTAGACTTAGAATTCACAGATTTTTCGCTTTTTTTAGATTTTTTCGACTTCGGTTTCTTGTCCTCATCGTCGGTATCGTCATCGTCATCGTCGGTATCGTCATCGTCATCGTCGGTATCGTCATCGTCATCGTCGGTATCGTCATCGTCATCGTCGGTATCGTCATCGTCATCGTCGGTATCGTCATCGTCATCGTCGTCAACCTTTTTAGATTTTCCAGACACCGTGGATTTTTTCGACTTCGATTTCTCGTCCTCGTCGTCCTCGTCGCCACTGACTGTCTGCAAGAAAATCTCTTTCAATTCGTCGTAGTCCTTAATAATAAGAATGTCGTCAAGGCAAGTCACCTCAGACAGAATATCCTCATCGTAGTCGGATTCACGCGGTTTGAAGTTAATGCTCACAATTTCGTAGAAGTTTCGCCCACTAAAACTTTTCTCCTCGACGCCACATTTCAAAATAAATCCACCCTCAAGCTCAGCGAAATTCTCGTAACCATCGTCATCATCTGAGTTCTTGATTTCTGCGTCGAGTCTCTTGCCAAATAAATGGAATGACATATCCCATATCTGAACACCCTTGTTCTTTTCTTTTGTGTCAATGACATTGAAAAGCTGCCTTTCCTTAGGAGCCAAATCACGAATGAGGTCTTCATCGGCATCAGGGTCTTTCATCAGCTTCGCACGAAACTCACAAATCGGGCAAGCTTCTCCACACGTCTTATTGAGGCAGATGTAAGACGTCGAATCGACACCAATTCCACGATGGACATAATATGTTCTTTCATAATGAAGCTCGCCCTCATCTGCGTATGGATTACCCTTTCCAACTTCATAGGGAATTATATCAAGGCGCAGTGCCTTGTCGGTCTTTATTATAAATTGTTTCTTGTCGTCAGGCACTTCAAATGCCGTATTCTCGAAGCCCGTCTTGTGTGTCTCCGCCCGGCGTTTTGCGGTGGCAGCCGTACTGCGTGCTTTTCTTTTTTCTCTATTCTTTCTTTTCTTTGACATGAATGTTCTCCTTTTCAATTTTCAATTTCATCATTTTGAACGTTACCAAATTCGTTTTGTCTTTTCGCAGCCTCCTTTCCCCTGAAATAACCAAATGTGCCCAATTTCACGCAAAGAAATACAAGGATCGGAAGCACAACAATTACACTCAAAATCCGTAAAATCCATTCAAGATTCATAATATCTCCTATCCACGCTTTCTCCCTTTTCTCCGCACTGATTGTTTTTCAACTTGCTCCATTGCCTCTTTTGAATTCTCTGAAGCCCTCGGTGTTGCGAAATACTTCTGGCCATGCAAATCAACGAGATTTTCTAAACTATTCTTTCTTTGCTCTAAAGATTTTACAACAGCTTCCAAAACATTAACATCGTGCTTTGCAAAGTCAATTTTTGCTTGGGCCTTAAATAACATTTTCTGCCCGTCTCTATATTCTTTTTGCATTATTATAGTAGAAGTAACCATCTTCTCTGTAATTTTACCTTTTTCGACAGCACCTTTTGGAAGTTCGGGATAATTTTTAGGATGCGACCTAATATCCAAATCGATCTTAGCTTCAGTCAAAATAAATTCCGTTTTCAATACATCAAAATCCCTCTTACAATCATTAACAAAAGCTCTTGCGTCTGCAAGCTTCTCTCCCCAATGGAGAAATAGTTTTGGTTGGGCTATCCATTCATCATCAAGCAAATTCTTATCAGGTTCGATTATCTGATCAAGTTCTTCACGTTCATAACTCTTTTCTACTTCCTCATTTTTTGAATTCATTATTTCAACCTTTCACTAAATGTTCCAATGTCTTATTTTGACGTGATTCCTCTTTCAGAATCTCATGAAGCATTCCCATAGCGTTAAAAATCACACCGCACAGGGAATCTTTCATTGTTACCGG